TATCATGGCTCTTCCGAATGGTGCTGGTGGCTACCAGCTTGGCGATGGCAACCTGACCGAAGCCGTTCTCGGCGTTCAGACCATCCCGACCACCCTCACTGGTGATACCACCCTGACCGCCGCCCAGATGGCTGTTGGTCTGGTTGTTTGCCAGAAGGCCAGCGACGCGACGCTGACCGTCACCACCGCCACCGGCACGCAGCTTGACGCTGCTATTCCGTCGGCGAAGGTCGGTTCGTCGTTCAACCTGACCATCTGCAACAACAACAACACGGGTTCGTCCTCGACCGTTCCGGTTACGGCCGGCACGGGCATTACCGTCTACGGTTCTGTTACGGTGCCGCGCTTCGGCGCTTACACCTACAAGTTCGTCAAGACGGGCGACGCTACTTGGTCCGCGTTCCTGATGTAATACCGAAGGGGGCTTCGGCCCCCTTCACTTGTAGGAGTGAAGCAAATGCCTAACACCAAAGCAGTCGGCGTTGCTTACGCTGACCCCGAGTTCGAAAGCGTCACTGTTACCGGCACCATGAGCGCCGCCAGCGTCGTTTCGACCGCTTCCAGCGGTGCTGTTGCCAGCAACGCCAGCGCTGGGGTTTATATCCTTAGCACGGCGATTACGGCTAACACCACAACCACCACCGCCCCTATCGGTTCGCTTGGTATTACGACCAACTCGACCGGCCGCGGCAAGCTGTTTTACTCGGACGGCTCCAAGTGGCAGTTTATGGCGATCAGCTAACACGATGGGCGGCCTTCGGGCCGTCCATTTTTGAGAGGCACACATGTCTGTAATTTACATGGTCCATCCGGTGCACGGCGCCAAAGTCGCGATCAGCGAACATGAAGCGGAATATGATGAAATGCACGGCTGGATGCGCTATGATCCAACCACGCCGGATGCGGCGGACGATGACGAGGACGAAGCCCCCGTCAACGAAATGGCGGTCCCCAAGCGCCGTGGACGCCCGCGCGCACAGCAGGAAGACTAAACCATGGCAACCGCCGGCGACATCATCAATGGGTCTTTGCGCCTTCTAGGCGTTCTGGCTGAAGGCGAAGTACCGTCGGCGGAAACGTCGCAAGACGCACTAAACGCCATGAACCAGATGATCGACAGTTGGAATACAGAACGGCTGTCAGTCTTCTCGACGCAAGATCAGGTATTCATCTGGCCGGCCGGCCAGCTTAACCGCACGCTTGGCCCCAGCGGCGACTTTGTCGGTAATCGTCCGATCCTGCTAGATGACGCGACGTACTTCCGCGACCCCAGCACGAACGTCAGCTACGGCATCAAGTTTATCAATCAGCAGCAGTACGATGGCATCGCGGTCAAAACCGTTACATCTACTTATCCACAGGTTATTTTCGTCAACAACACGTTCCCCGACATCGACATGTTTGTCTACCCCAAGCCGATCCGCGACTTGGAATGGCACTTCATCTCGGTCGAAGAGTTGACGAAACCCGCCAATCTGGCGACCAATTTGTCTTTCCCGCCGGGCTATCTGCGCGCGTTCCGCTACAATCTGGCGTGCGAAATGGCGCCGGAGTTTGGTGTTGAGCCGACGCCGCAGGTCATGCGTATTGCGATGTCCAGCAAGCGTAATCTCAAGCGCATCAATAACCCGGACGACATCATGTCCATGCCGTACAGCCTCATCGCTACGCGGCAGCGGTTTAACGTCTACGCAGGGAATTACTGATGAAAACGCCGATCCTCGGGTCGGCGTATGTCGCTCGCAGCGTCAACGCCGCCGACAACCGCATGGTCAACCTTTTTCCCGAAGTCGTGCCGGAAGGCGGCAAAGAGCCGGCCTTTCTTCAGCGCGCGCCGGGGTTGACGCTGTTGGTCAATCTTGGCGCGGGGCCTATCCGCGGGCTGTGGCAGTTCGGCAATTACGGCTATGCTGTCGCCGGCAATAAGCTATTCCAGATCGACAGCAACTGGGCGCCCGTCGTCAAAGGCACGGTGGGCGGCACTGGCCCGGTCAGCATGGCTGACAACGGTACGCAGCTATTCATTGCGGCTAACCCGCAGGGCTACATCTACAACGCGCAGACCGACGTGTTTCAGCAGATCACCGACCCGGACTTTCCGGGCGCGGTCACGGTCGGATACATCGACGGCTATTTCGTGTTCAACGAACCGGACAGCCAAAAGATTTGGGTGACGGCGCTGCTGGACGGCACCAGCGTCGATCCGCTGGAATTTGCCAGCGCCGAAGGCAGCCCGGACGGCGTTGTATCGGTGTTCGTCGATCACCGCGAAGTCTGGGTGTTCGGCACCAACTCGACTGAAGTCTGGTACGACGCCGGCCTGATCGACTTTCCGCTGGCCCGCATTCAAGGCGCGTTTAACGAACTTGGCTGCGCTGCGCCGTACTCCGTCGCCAAGATGGACAACCAGATTTACTGGCTCGGCAAGGACGCCCGTGGTCAAGGCATGGTCTTCCGCGCGGCCGGTTACATGGGTCAGCGCATTTCGACGCACGCTATCGAATGGCAGATGCAGGAGTACACCAACCTCGAAGACGCGGTTGGCTATACCTATCAGCAGGACGGCCACAGCTTTTACGTTCTGAATTTCCCCAGCGCCAACACGACTTGGGTGTTCGACGTGGCGACCGGCGCATGGCACGAACGCGCATCGTTGGAAAACGGTCAGTTTACGCGCCACCGCGGCAACAACCAGATGTTCTTCAACGGCGAGACGGTCATTGGCGATTACGCCAACGGCAACGTCTACAAGTTTGACCTGAACGTCTATGCCGACGATGGCCAGCCGCAGAAGTGGCTGCGGTCGTGGCGGGCGCTGCCGACTGGCGCCAACACGCTGGCCCGCACGATCCAGCACGCCATGCAGCTAGACTGCGAGACGGGCGTTGGCTTGAACCTTGGCCAAGGCGAAAACCCGCAAGTCATGCTGCGTTGGTCCGACGATGGCGGCCACACATGGTCGAACGAACATTGGAAGTCGATGGGCCGGATCGGCCGGTTCGGCTACCGCACCATCTGGCGCCGCCTTGGGGCGACGATGAAAATTCGTGACCGCGTCTACGAAGTGTCGGGCACTGATCCGGTACGTATCTACATCATGGGCGCTGAATTGCTTCTTAGCGGGACGCGGGCCTGATGGCGGCGATTATCAACCCGACCCAGCTAACGCCGCCGCGCGTCGCCTTTATTGACGAGCGGTCCGGCGCGATTAGTCGTGAATGGTATCGGTTCTTCCTGTCGCTGTTGACCGCAATTCAAGATAATCAATCAGATTTAGGGCCATCGGCGTCGTCCTTGTTAGCGTCCTATGACGCAGTATTTGGCGAAGCTATCCAAGGGTTAGAAAGCCAATCTTCCGGCGCGTCAACGGCTGACATCGCCGCAATTCAGACGCAGCTTCAGGCATTGCAAAGCCAGATAGCTCAAGTGACGGCCGGCGACATTGGACTGCTACAAAGCGGGCTACAGGCGCTGTCGCTATCGCCGCCGCCGAAACAATACCGCGTCCCGCGCTATGGATCGTTTTACGACACGACCGATCAAACGGCAGCTTTAGCTAATACAGCTTATGGCATGACGTTTGATACTACCGACCTGTCTTTAGGGGTTACGCGCGGCTCACCAACGTCGCGCATTTATGTGGACCGGCCTAACGTCTACAACATTCAGTTTTCTGCTGAATTTATCAACACGTCTGGCGGCGCACACAACGCATGGATTTGGCTGCGCAAGAACGGCACGGACGTGCCCAATAGCGCATCGACTGTCCGCGTTGAAGGCAACAATACCGAACTTGTGGCAGCATGGAACTTTCTGTTACAAATGAACGCAGACGATTATTTTGAGTTGATGTGGGAAGTTTCGGATATTTCGTTGTCGCTCCATGCTGATCCGGCAACTGCAATCCATCCGGCTATCCCGTCAATTATTCTGACCGTGACTGACAACGTGAGTTCCTTGGAGGTTTAAATGGCCGTTAACATCAGCAACATCATCCCGGCCAAGACCGCGGAAAACAGCCAGACAACGCAGTACACGTCTTCCGGCGTGCAGACGATCATCGACAAGTTCACGGCGACCAATTACAGCGCCAACGCGGCGACGATCAGCGTCAATCTTGTGTCGCCTTCCGGGAGCGCCGGCAACGACAACCTGATCGTCAAGACCAAGACGCTCCAACCGGCCGAGACGTACACGTTCCCCGAACTGGTCGGCCATGTTCTGCCGAACAATGGCTTCATCTCGACCATCGCCGGTACGGCATCGGCTATCAACATTCGCGCATCTGGGCGTCTGGTCAGCTAATGTTAGAGCGGTGTTTCGACGCACAATTAGTTAATTTGGCGGCGAACCACCCCGACGTTCGGCCTTATCTTGGCCCGGCGTCGCTTGGCGAATTGAATTTTGAAGAGGCCGTATCCGACCGTAACAATTGGTTTTTGATGGGCCAATACGGTGGGTTTGCATTAGCATGGTGCGCGCCGGGCGTGTACGAAGTACATGTGTTTATCTTGCCGGAAGGCCGCGGCGCATGGGCGGCGCAAGCACGGCAAGCTACTATTGATTACGCCGTCTCTAACGGCGCTACTATGCTTTGGGCGCGTATAGCCCCTAGTGCTAGGTTTGTCTCAATGTTCGCGCGGCGCGGGGGTATGCAACCCACTGGCGAAATGATATACACGTTAGGAGCCGCTTACGACATCTTTAAAATGGAGTTACCCAAATGCCTCCAGCAATAATCGCAGCCGGCGTCGCCGCCGCGGGCGCTATCGGCGGCGGATTGATCGCAAGCAGCGGTGCTAAGAAGGCTGCGCAGACGCAAGCGGACGCGGCAAAAGAAGCCGCAGCAACCCAAGAGCGCATGTTTGAACGGCAGGTTGAACTTCAATCGCCATTCCAGCAGGGCGGCCTTACGGCACAGCAGCAGATTATGCAGTTGCTCGGCATCGGCGGCGACAAAACCGCAGCAGGGTACGGCAGCCTCGCCAAGCCGTTTGGCGAAGCCGAGTTTAGGGCCGACCCCGGCTACGCCTTCCGCCAGTCGGAAGGCATGAAGGCGCTGGAGCGTAGCGCAGCAGCGCGCGGCAATCTGCTGTCGGGCGGCACCATGAAGGGCATCCAGCGTTTCGGTCAGGACTTGGCCAGCCAAGAATACCAGAACGCCTTCAACCGCTATCAGGTCGAGCGCGCCAACCGCCTCAATCCGCTTCAGTCGCTGATGGGCGCGGGCCAATCGTCAGCCAATGTGTTGACGGGCGCTGCGGGCAGTCTTGGTCAGGGTTTGGCAAACACCGAATTGGCCGCCGGGCAAGCTCGCGCATCTGGTTATGTCGGCAGCGCCAACGCGCTGTCCAGCGCTCTTGGCGGTGTTGGTCAAATGGCGCTGCAATACCCACTGTATCAGGCGCAGGCTAACTATCTAAACTCCATGTCAGGCACTGGCGGTTCTCCGGGGTCGTCAGTTGGCGGTTTTGTGCCTAACCCAATGAATGCTATGGCGGGGATGAGAGGCTAACGTTATGGCTAACCAAGCAATTGCTCTTATGGCCCGCGCCCCGCAGTCGGCCGGTCTTGGCCCTGCAATTCAACAAAATGCTATGCTGATTAATCAGCTATCACAGCAGCGCGCGGCGGAACGTCAGGCGGCGTTGGCGCAGCAGGAGATGCAAAGGGCGCAGGCTAAAGAAGCCCGCGAAGCCTCGGCGGCCGAGATTGAAATGGCCGGCAAAAAGATTGATTATTACACCAAGCGGGCTGGACAGGTGATGAACGCAGAAGGATATAACCTTTTGCTAAACGGTTTGGATAAAGATGCGCCGGACATCGCCGCCGCATTTCGCGCTAATTTGCCGCCTGAAAAGTTTGACCGAAACCTATTGCTGCAAATGGTCGGCAGCATTGGCGACAATTTCAAATCCACTTTTGGCCCGCTTGAGCATGAAGTCGTGCAGCGCGAAGACGGCACGTATATGGTCACGCAGACCGGCGGGTTCGGCGAACCTGCCGCATACGAAATTCCTGAATACGCATATACGCCAGACCAGCCTGCTGCGGCGGGGGCTGCGCCGGCGTCCGGCGCGACCGCGGAAGAGGCCGCTCCAATTCTCAAAAACGCTGCTGAAAGCAAAACCATTACGCCGGAAGAGGCGGACCGCGTTCGCAAGTCTTTGGGGCCGAATGGCGGCGCGCAATTCGATCAATGGATGACCCGCAATAACATCCAAATCAAGCCGATTTCGTTTGAGCAGGGTGGCGTAGAGCCGCTGACGGCGGAAAACGCGCCGCAAATCGTTGAAGCGGCGCTGAAAAGCGGGTTTATTGATCCGTCGCACGTTGAGCAGTTGAAGCAGATGGTCGGGCCTGAGAACGGCGCGGCAGTTGACCAATGGGTCCAGCAAAGCGGTTTGAAAATCGCTGGCGAAACGCCCGGTATGCGCTCGGCAGTCTACCGTCCACAGGCACAAGAGTTTGGCGCTCCAGTCGCCGATGATGGTATGTCATTTGGCGGCCCGGTTAATGCACTGCGTCAAGATATTGGTTACGTACCGACCGGCCGCACTGCGCGCGGTAAGCCCCCGACGGTAGGGGCGCTGCCGGGATCGTCGCAGGTGCCGATCCCTCGTGTTGCGGCGGAAGCCCGCGCCCAGCGGGAAACGCCGGAAGAAGTGTACGCCAAGGAACGGGCGCGCGCTAGAGCGCAGCGCGAGGCGGCTATTGAAGCTGGCCCCAAGCCGCTGACGCCGGTTCAAGAAGCCAAGCTGCGCGACAACATCGCTAAGGATTACAAGTCGGCGCAGTCCACCATCGACATGATGCTTAACCCGGTATCGGGCGTAATCGCCGCCGTTCAGAGCGTGCGCAAACTGACCCCGGAACAGAAAGAAGCAATCACCGGATGGAGTGGATACGTTCCGTCTGTTTCAGCTTCTTCGCGCAGCGCCGACACAAAGATTAAAAATCTTAAAGGCAAAGTTACCGAAATGGGTAAGGCTGCCGCGTCGCTTACCGGCGCTATCGGCCAGATGGCGGTTCAAGAATGGCGCATCGTCAGCGACATGATCGCTAACCTTGATCTTGAAGGCATGAATGCGTCCGATCTTGATGACCAGTTGCAGATCATTGAGTCCCAAGCCCGCCGCGCGGCTGCTGTTACGCAAGACGCTTATGAAAATCAGTACGTCGAAGAGTTTGCGCGTTATCCGGGGCGATTTCAACTGAAGACCCCCGGTGCCGGCGCTGCTCGACCAGCCCCCAGCACTGTCCCTCGGGTGCGCAATGACGCCGAATATGCGCGGTTGAAGCCCGGTACTGTGTTTATAGACCCTAACGGGGAAAGGCGGAGGAAGCCGTAATGGGATGGCAAGACGCCCCTAAAGTTAAACCGCAACAAGCGCCCCGTCAGACCGGCGGCGGCTCTTGGCGTTCGGCGCCTAAGGCATCTGAAGAGCGGTCATGGCTAGACACCGCTGTAGAGGCTGTCCAGAACGTGCCGAGCAGTGCGGTAGAGTTTGGCAAGGGGATTGTCCAAGCCGTAACCAATCCGATTGATACTGCGTCTGCGCTGCTTGATCTTGGGGCAGGCGCGCTTAACCGCGCTATGCCGGCGCCGGTCCGTGAATTTGTCAATAAGTATGATTGGAACCCGCAGGCCCGCGAACGCGCGGTTCAGACCGCGCAGCAAGTCGGCGGCGTCTATAAGCAGCGGTACGGTTCTGTCGAAGCGCTGAAGCGCACCATAGCCAAAGACCCTGTCGGTGCTATGGCCGACCTGTCTACGCTGCTGTCGGGCGGTGCAGGGATCGCGCGTGTTGGCGCTAAAGCTACTGCTCGTGTAGCGCCGCGCGTTTCCGCGGCTGCCGGTAGGACAGCTAATGTCATGGCTAGAACAGCGGCGGCTACCAACCCTGTAAACGCGCTGACCAAGCCGGCTGCGGTCATTCCCAAGGCTATTAGTAAAGCGCCAATTGCGGCGCAGCGATTTGTGTCGCCTAAAAAGGCTGCGTATATGGAAGCCGCCGAAGGCCGCGCTCCAGAGATTATACAGCAGCTTCGGGCGCCCAACATTGAAATTGTTCCGGGTAGCACGCCTACTGCGGCGCAGGCTGCTTCGCCGCTCAATGTCACTAAGTTTTCGGCCCTCGGTGCGTCCGCCGAAAAGGCTCTTCCGACCCCTTACTACGAACGCGGGCTTGCGCAAGAAGCAGCCCGCGTCAACGCTATGCGCGGCGTAGGCGGAACCCCGGCCGACATGACGCGCGCCGTAGCTGCCCGCGAAGCTGCGACGGCGCCGCTCTATCAGGCAGCCGAAGCCCGCAAGTTTAGGGCCGATCCACAACTGATGCAGATGGCGGACGATCCTTACATCCAGCAGGCACTGCCGGACGCAATCAAACTGTCGAAATCGCAGGGCGTTTCATTTGAGACTAACCCGGTCAAGTTCGTCCACAACGTTAAAATCTCGCTCGATAAGATGCTCACGCGGACAGGCGATACGGCATTGGCGCGCGGCGAACGCGCGCAAGTCATGGACGTTAAGAACCGTCTGGTCGATTGGTTGGAAAGCAAAGCACCGGAATACGGCGCCGCCCGCACCACATATGCGGCGAAGTCCAAACCTATCAACCAAATGGAAGTTGGCCAGTATCTTGAAGGCAAGCTGGCAACGCCGTTAGAAGTGGGCGAACGCGCCAACGTATTTGCGGCGGCAGTCAAAGACGCGGCCGGTACGATTAAGCGCGCCACGACCAGCGAAGCACGCTTCAAGGCATTGACGGACATTCTTGAACCCGATCAAGTGCGCGTTGTCGAAGCAATCCGCGACGATTTGGCGCGTGCTGCCAAGACGAAGCAGCAAGCCAAGATGGGCGGCGCTGCGGCGCCTAAGGCAACTGACTTGGCATCGGCCGCCGAACGCGGTCTGCGTCTGCCTAATCTGCTCAACCGTGTTACTGCGGTTGCTAATGACATTATGTCGCGCTTGCGTGGTAAGATCGACAGCAAGCTGGCTATTCAACTTGCTACGGAAATGCTTGATCCTAATGCAGCGGCCGCTGCTTTGGAAAAGGCTATGGTGTCTGAGCGGCGCGCGGCAACTGCTGGCCGAGCGGGCGCTGCTACTGCTTCTGCTATCGGTAAAGCGGCTAAATCACCGGCAACAATTGCCGGCGAACGGGCGCAAAATGCTATGGCGGAATACGCTTATCCGTTCAACCAATAGCTGAGTAATACCCGGCCATGACTACAGTAGATAAGACCGAAGCACGACTTAACACGCATGAGGAAGTTTGCGCTCTGCGTTATGATAGTATTTGCGCTCGTCTGAAGCGTCTGGAAAGCCTTGGCATGAAAATTGCCGGCGCGATCATCTTGCTGCTGATCGGCATTTTGTTGGCGTTGCTGGGGGTCAAATGAGCATCGTCCTCGGCCAGCGGTCGCTGATGCGGCTGGAAGGGGTCCACCCGGACCTCGTTCGCGTTGTGAAGAAGGCGGCGGCGATGTCGTCGCTCGACTTCACGGTGCTGGAAGGGCTGCGCACGGCCGCGCGCCAGAAACAACTTTACGACCAAGGCGCCACCAAGACTATGAACTCGCGGCACCTCACCGGGCACGCTGTCGATCTCGCCCCGATGATCGGCGGTACAGTTCGTTGGGATTGGCCGCTCTACCATCAGCTTGCCGCGGTAGTGAAAGCCGCGGCTAAGGCTGAGAATGTCCCTATCCAGTGGGGTGGGGATTGGCGTACCTTCAAGGACGGCCCGCACTGGGAACTGCCTTGGAAGGCATATCCGAAAGGAAAGTAACATGGCATTGTTGAATTGGGCGCTTCAGCGTCTGAAAGAACCAAGCACTTATGCAGGCTTCTCCGCGCTCGCACTGGCTTTCGGCCTGTCGGACGCACAGTGGGCGGCTATCTCCACGGCAGTCGCTGGTCTGGCAGGGCTGGCCGCTGTATTCCTCTCGGATACGCCCAAGGCGTGATTAAACTTCTGTCGTCCCTGCTGTCGATATTTGACCGCCTTTGGGCGGCGTGGAACGAACACAAATTGCGGCAGCAGGGGCGGCAAGAAGCCGAGAAGGAAATAGCCGATGAAGTCCAAAGGCAAGTTGACTTGGCACAGCACGTCGCTGCTGCTTCTGACCCTGAGCGTGACCAGCGGTTGCGCTCACGGTTCGACGACGCCGCCAGTTAATTCATACTGCGCTATCGCACAGCCCATTCGCTACGACAGCCGGGCGGATAGTGCCGCGACGGTCGCGCGAATAGAAGCCCACAACTCTATATGGGTTTGTCTGTGCGAAAATGATTGCCCAGCCAGCGCTCCAAATACCAAATAGCTTTGCGGACATCTTCGTCCGACGACCCTTTTCGTCCGGCGCGGCTTATGTACTTTAGTGCATTCCCGCGGCAGTAACCGGCGAACTCTTCCGGCGTCAGCTTGGCTTCGATGTACGCAATCGCTTCAATCCCGCCGGCGGTATAGTGCGGCGGATGGTTAACCATATCAGCTTTCATCTCTAGTGCCTCTTTCCATGCCCCCGGCTCGGATTGATCGTCGATCACCGCTCCAACTCCTTCATAATTTCTGCGCGTTCCCGCGCTGTCCGCAGTGAAGAGTAACGCTGGTGTAACCGCCGCGCAAACGCCGAGCGCTTGTGCGTCGATATTTCTTCGTCGAGCAAAGCCTTGACCTTTTGCTCTTTCATCTTGTTCAGCGACGCCGTCAGCGTGCGCCAGTCGATCTTAGCCATCTTTTAGTTCCTCTAATGCTATGTCGGACACGGCGCGCTTGTCGTGCAGCGCCGCCCAGATACGTTCGTCAATGGTTTTGTCCGTCAGCATGACGTAGACCCAAACGTCGCGCGTCTGCCCACTGCGGTGCAAACGCCCGACGGTTTGTTCGTAAAGTTCTAGGCTCCACGGTAGTGACAGGAACACCATGTGGCAGCCGCCGTGCTGGAGGTTGAGGCCGTGACCGGCCGACTTGGGGTGGACCAGCAGCAACTCTATCTCGCCGCGGTTCCAACGCTCGACGACATCATCGTCATCCATCGTCTGCGCGTGCGGGAAGCGGCGCTTCAGTTCGGCTAGTTCTTCCTGATAGCTGTACGCGACAATCGTGTTCGCCCGCTGGTTCTCGGCCAGCAGTTCCTCCAGCCGGTCAAACTTGTGACTGCTAAACCAGATCGACCCTGTACCGCCGTCGCGGTTATAGACGAAACCCGACGCCATCTGTTGCAGCTTGGTCGTGACCGACGCAGCGTTCTGCGCGACAATCCGGTCATCGCCAAACCGCACGATGTAGTCTTTCTTCATACGCTCGTATGGCGCGCGGTCGTCCAGTGAGCAGCGCAGTTCGGTTACGCGTAACTCTGGCAGCTTGTCCTTGTACTCGCCCGGCTCCAACACGTAAGTCGCCGGCCGGATGCGCGCCATGACCTGCTCCAGCGCCAAAGGCGCAGGCGTCCACTGGCCGAAGTCGCGGTTGATGCAGATGAAGTATTGTTGCAGGAACGCCCCCTTGGCGCGGCCGAGTAGGCTCTGGTCGATGATCTTGCACTGGCCGAACACGTCCTCAAGGCCGTTCGACGTGAACGACCCGGTCAAACCCCAGCGCACCTTGACGTTCGCCAGCAGCTTCTCCAGCGCCTTGAAGCGTTTGCCCGATGGGTTCTTCAGCCGTGTAAGTTCGTCGAACACGATCCCATCGAAGCCGGTCAGGTCTGTCAGCTTGTCGAGATTGTCGTAGTTGATGACGACCGCGTCGGCGTCACTCTCCAGCGCTGCCTGCCGCTGCGCCGGTGAACCAACGGCCAGCGCCATTGTCAGCGTCGGTGCCCACTTGGGTAGTTCAACCGGCCACACATCTGTGCAGACGCGCTTGGGTGCCACGACAAGCCAGCGATTGACGTGTCCATGCGCAACCATGTCGGCCATCGCCGTCAGCGTGATCGCGGTCTTGCCCGCACCGACCGGCGCGAGGATCATCGCCCGGTCGCGCTCGAACAGAAAGTCGGCGGCTTCGTCTTGATACGGCCTTAGCTGAAGCGTTTGCACCATTCGTCCACGTCGTCCTTCGACCAGAGGCAGGCGTAGTGCTGCTTGGTGTGTTCCATCTCTTCGGCGAATATCTCTTGCAGCGGCGACAGGCGTCCGCCCGGCTTCTTCAGTTCCACAAACCACGCCTCGCCATTCGGCATACAAGCGATGCGATCAGCAACGCCGCGATGGTCGATGCTGCGGAACTTGTACGCATAGCCGCCCAGCGCGGTCACGCGCTTCACGAAATGCGCCTCGATTTCCTTTTCAGTCATGGGTTGTGGAATAGTGAAACATTTTTTGTGTGTCTACCCCTTGCGTAACACTTTTTGTCGTGTATGGTGGGTGCTCCAAACAGTAAAGTGAGGTACAGTAAAATGAGTTTACCCTCAGAGTGGGATGTGGACCCGCGCCCAAAAATGCCCGTAAAACGTCAGTTTGATTGGATGGGCGTTACGCACATACGCAAATCGGTATTTTGTCTGCGCGTTGGCGACAGGGCTAGGTTAGATCAACCCATAACTCCGCAAAGGCTTGGGCTTATCATCTACCACGCAAAACGAGTGTGGCCGGAACTGGCTACCAGAAAGTTTGAACTCTTGCAGGATGGTCAGACCGTTCGGAGGAAATCATAATGGCACAGCACTCTAGGATCGTCGGCGGTTCTACCGCCAAGCGCGTCATCGCCTGCCCCGGCAGCGTGGCGCTGGTGGACAAGATGCCGCCTAAGCCCAGCAGCAGCTACGCCGACACGGGCACGCTGCTCCATGACACCATTGCGGACGTTCTGGAC